AGTAGCTGTTAGACTGCCCCAGTGTTCAAAATGCATAGAACCTACTTCCCTGGCCGTGTGGTGATGTATGTGTCCTAAATGGCAGTACCTGTTTTTGCTTGCGCTCCACTGATTATCGAGATTCTTAATCACAGCCTGAAGTATCTGCTCGTGCTTTATTCTATCCCCGTGGTGAAATACGAAAAGATTGTTGTGCCATTGATAGTGGATAAACTTCGAGTAGTTAGGGACTACCTCCACTCGAGGCTCTTGGTCATAAAGAAGTTCGAGACAGCTAGATAGGTGACACGCCATATCAAAGTCATGGTTGCCCCTGACATTGATGACAACAACCTTTTTATGGGTCTCTAGCATTTTATTTATCAGAACCTTGAACAGCCTTCCAGCAAGTTTGAACGTCTTACCTATCCGGGTATCTACGTCTACAGGGGTGCCTTTGGTAGTAGTATTAAAGCTGCTGTCGGCGTGAAAAAAGTCGCCAACATTTAATAGAACCCCAACCTCCGCATTGCCTACTCTTTTAGTCAGCCTAGAGGTCGAATCCATAAGTATCTGAGTCGCTATCTTGATATCCCAGTCATCGTTGTCCATCTTAGTTTCTGAGTCGGCGAGCATGCCAAAATGGTGGTCGCCAATCATATACATGGCTAGGTAATCAGAATCTACTGCTTTAGGTTCTTTTGTAGGCTTTATGTAGCCTTTTAGATCGTCTTTCATGCCTTCCATCATGGCATCGATCTTGGCCCTCATATCGCGTTTCTGAGGCTCCTGAATGACCCATTGCAGGGCTACTGACCCATCATCCTTATAAGCGGTGGATATGCGCTTTGCTTCAAACCCCTCTGCGGTCTGGTGTACCAAATCCCTGTGCGGTGCGACTCCCTTGCCAGCGGCAGTCGCTTCTAACCTACGCAACATCTTATCCACATTGCGCCTGGATGTTCCTAGCTTTTTGCTGGCCTTGTTTGCCGATCCAGCCTGTATTACCGCATCGAGTACCTGGTGATGCCTTTCAGTCGTTGCAAATTCCTTTAATACTCGCGGGTCTATCTTACTCATTCTTCTTCCTTCTGATCATTTCTGATTCAGGATTTGATGGCCACGGAACGCTTATGCCATGCTTATTAATTAAGTACCTGTTCAATATATCATAAATCTCAATATATTCCTTAGTCGTGGGTTGAGTCGTACTAGACTTACCAGTGTGAGCTTTCTGTATGCCCACCCACAACTGCTCCCTGACACTGTTCTTTGTCCAGGGGATGTCGGCATCATCTTTGAAGACATGGCGCATATCAAACCCAGCGTCATTCAAGGCATCAGCTAGATTCTGACAGTACTTCTGCAAACTGTTGTTCTGTACCCGGCTTCGCTTTTTGCCCTTGTGATATCGGTAGGTCATCACACCATGCTCTTCATGCTGGCGTTTAACTAGTTCAATAAAAGCATTCAAGCTGTAATCATTGCTGACAGTAACGTCTTCTGCATTCATTGTTACCTCACAAATCTGTAATCAGGATCTATCTTTGTCAGCTTAGTTTTAAGCCACTTCATCGAGATACCTTCAAGCCTAGTCTCCAGCCTCGGAGCGTTGAGTATTCTAAGCCTATTTTCTTTGCAGTAACCATTCAGTTTTTTCACTTCTTTACTAGCATCAGCAAATTCTAGTACAGGCAAAAGGTGATGAGGTTCACAGTATTTACGGCCTTTAAGACGACCGCTTATCGTAGATTTTATTACGCCTCTTTGCGGATCATTGTCAAATGTCCACTTGCTGTACTCCATGTGGCAGTATGAAACTCCATCCATGAAATAAGGATGTTCGCCACGAAAGGGGGTGTATTTACTCGGCTTATTGCTCATAGAATTTACCGTCATAGTGGTAGAAGCCATTCTTCTGTAGATAAAAGCTACGCATCATATGCTTGTGCTCATCAGGCATCCAGGTGATGTCTGTCAGTTTTGCGTCTATGCCTTGCGCTCTCATACTATTCTTTTTCTTTTTGTCCTGAACTTTGTTTCGAGCAGCGCGAGATTGCTCACCATTTAGCCAGGTGTTGGCGAACTTAAACATACCTCCCATCGTTTTGCGCTTGGCCTTGTTGGCTTGGCACCACATTGTCATCCTGTCTAACTCACCTTGGACGTTGATGTCGGGGCAGGTTTTAGCCCACCCCTGCATCATCTCCTGTGTTGGCTCCCACTCATTACCGCATTTAGTTATCATTGCGCATACTCCACTTTGCAACCTTCACAGGTTCTCCGTAGCGATTAGTAACCTCAATCATTTCAGTTACTATCAGATGCCCTTGCGACCTTAGCTCACTTATCCTTGCCGGAGCCTCAAGTATCCCTAGCTGATCCCAGCAGTTTAACCTTGTCAGCTCTTTGCCTTCACTTAGATAATCTAAGATTCTTTCTCTTTGTGTCATCTTTCTTCTCCTCTGGGGTTTTGTCTTTATTGAATATTGCATCGTAATTCTTATCGTATGATGCTTTTTTTGTGGGGCGTTGTTTGCTGCCTTTTCCGCTCACCTTTCACTCCTTTGGCTCGGCTCCCGCCTCACCCAGCTAATAATAAATGTTTCTTTATATTTACTTTGTTACTTATTGTTAACTTATTTAAGGATAATATAAACCCTTTTGCTTGCATGAGCAAAAAAATCGATCTAAGGGCCGTAGCGACTTAGCGGTTGAAACAATGCTTGTATCGTATATCCAAACTATTCTTCAGCAGAAACCGATCTGCTTCTGAGGCTATGCGCGGAGGGTCAACCGCGACTATGGCATTTATTATGGAGTTCGCCACCCGAAGGGCCATGTCAATTCATGGCTGCTCTAGCCCAAGCACTATTTGCGAATAAGACGTTATCGGACGTTAAAAGACGTTATCAGACAGTGAAATAAACTACTGTGATATATACCTTGTGGTATACTTTGACAACTTGTTATTCGCACATCAAGTATAAGTCCTTCCGAGACTTAAAGTAAAGCCCCCGTAACAGGGGGTTTTCTTTTTCTACCTTTCCATCTCACAAAATTCATCTACGGTAATGCCAGCAATCACGCAAATCTTCTGCAATGTATGCAGTTTCATGTTCTCCTGGCTTCTCCAGCGCAGTACTTGCTGCGGATGACATTCCATATTTTTAGCCAAGTCTACGCTGCTGATACCAAATCTAGCCTGTAGAATCTTTAGGCACTTGCCTGCATTGGTCATTTTAATCATTCCTATGTTATTATCGGCTGGTGAGGCATTGCTTCACCTCCTATGGTTTGCCCCCCGAAAGGGGGGCTTTTTTATGCTAGAACGGAATGTCGGAATCTAGCTCTTCCATAGTCATGTTTTGAGGGTTACTAGCAGGCATTGGTGCCTGGATAGGCTCCTTCGGCGTATACGCGGTAGACATGAATTTAACGCCGTTCTGAGACGTTTTAAGCCATACGCTGACCCAGTAATCAACACCGCCTACTCGTGCAGAGCCTTTGTAGTCAGGCTGGTTCTCTTGCTCTTTGCGGTCATTCTTAAAGATAGCGCCACTGTTGTCGCGTGTTTCGTACTCACTCATTGCTTCTTCTCCACTTGGGTTTTAATTGCAGTTGCAGCCGCCTTAACCTCAACGGCCATTTTCTCTATAAACTCATCATCCCGGTCAACTCTGACTAGAACGTGAGGCATTTTGGGATGGTAGGTAAACAAATCCCACCAGTCCCTCCCGGTAAGCCACATACAACCTTGTATCTGACACCAGTATTTCTTTACAGCTAATGTAGGATCTCTCCAGTAAGATGCCTGCGTTTTCGCAGCAGGGGATTTTATCTCTAGGCCACCCACGGATTGGCCGTTCTCTGTTACAAGGCCGTCAGGTGAGCAGCCATAGCTAAACGTAGGGTCTACAATAAAGCCGCACTCTAGCACCTCATTGTCGGTAATAAACTCGTAGGATTCTCTAGCCTCTGGCTCCAGCGCAGTGCCTCGCTCTGTGTGGGAGTTACTGAAATGCTCAGTCTCACCAGTGATAACCTCAGCCACCAGCTCATCGATGTAGCCTTGAGCAGACGATGACGGCTTACCAGTCATAGTTATTAGCTTGGAGAACATACTCGCAGACGGCTTACCTCTACGGGCCGCAAGCCATTCCTCCGTTCCCTGCTCGTGATCGAGGATAATCATTTCCTCTCCTCTAGAGCAGCTACGGCTTTGTCGTAGTACATGGCTGGGATGTGATCCACCGAACTTACTTTAAGCCAGTTACAAAACTTCTCGTTCTCTGTCCCCGTCTCGTCAAGTAATTTCTTGATGAATATGATCTGATCGTCAGTGATTAGCTTCTTATCATCACCCCTGACCATAGCTGATTCAGCATCGTCATCTACACTCGGCAGGCCAAAGATAGATGTCAGGGAGTACCTACGAATGTATGAGAGAAAGCTGCCCAAAGCCTGGCTGTCCTTCTTAGCCAGGGGAAAGACTATATCGTTCTCCAGCCACTGACCAGAGGTATGCATGAGTCGCGTACAAACGCCGACAGAATCCCCGTCATTGATTGGGAACTGCACATAGCTTAAACCATGGTTTGAGAGAGGCTGCTTGATCGCTTTAATTACGGAAGTTAGATCGGCGTAGGTAGATTTAAAAAAAGGATTGGATGAGTCTTTTACCGCGCCGCCCATCTCTGACTGTGCGCACCAGAGTGCATTTGCCA